TTAGCATCTACCCTGTTTCTCCTCTCAAGGATTACTATTATAACGTAAGCAAGCCATAACCCGACTACTATACCTGACAAGAATAAGAAGCATTCCATCTATTCTTCTATCTCCAAGTCCATTGGCTTGTCTTCTTTGGGCTTATTCTCTTTCCTGAACCCCTGCCACAAGATAAACACTATGCACACCCCTGCCCATAGCATCATTACGCCAGAGAGGGAGAGTGCGAAATCTGCGGCTTTACTGGCGAACTCGATGAGGGTCATTAGTGTAAACTTCCTACATATAATCTATTGCTGACATATAGTAAGCATATCCCAACAAGACACAAAACAGCACCTATGATTTGTAGTATAAAATACTTCATCTTCCCCTCCCTGTTATCCTGTTTGCCTTCTGCCAGTTTGATGGGTTCATAGCATTATTTCTTTTCATTTCTACGGTAACAATAGTGTCGTTTTTGCTTCCGCCGTGCGGGACAAGTAGTATTTCCACCATCTCAAAATTTCTATTCTTCCCAATACCCATACTTGTCCAGCCACAGCAAATCGCGATACCTCCGGGCTTAAGTATTCGAGCTATTTGATTTTTACATTCTGCCCAATATTTCATTGATGTAGGTTTGGTCTCTAATAACTCCATACCCCTGCCTTCATAACATTGTTTTGCTTGTGTAATGGAATAGGGCGGATCAAATAATACTCCATCAAATTGGTTATTTTCCCTACTTTTGAGAAATTCGAGAGCATCTAAATTACTCTCTACTTTTCCTGATAAATCATTCTTAATTTGAGCAGGGCTGTTTTCTCCCGCAAATGGGTCACACCAATAACCATTATTTACATACCTGCTCAATAATTCTTTAATAGGTTTAATGGTAAAAGTCCACTTGCTTGGCATCGCCCACACTCGTTCTATTTTCATCTCCCAATCTCCCACGCCTTCAACCCGATGAATACCAGTATTGTGAGTAAGAGTTTCATTTTATCTCCCCGTGTATTTGTCTTTTCCACATACTGAACATTTTCCGCCAGTCGTAGCGGGACTACCGCAGATACAATAAGATAATTCAATACCTATAGGATCTGGTTGCCTGCTGTCAATCGGACGCTGATGGTCGCAATAACCTTCATAGGAGCACTCCGTTAAACACCCATTTATTATGTTATATGAACAAAATCCACCGCCATTACAGGTTTTCATTTTAGGTTATCTCTCATCTTTGTTTCAATGATTATACGTTTTTCAGAACAGCAAACTTGATGTGTGGGGAGATAGTTAGATACCCTATCTATAAATGTTATCTCAAAAGCTGTTTCTGGAATAATTGATAAACATACTTTTTGCTCCGAACTCATTATTGCAAACTCTACTTTCATTATCTCCTCCTTTTTATCGGTTAGACTTGTTTATCGGCATATAATATATTTTTGGCTTTCTTTAATAATTCATCATAGTCATAGTGATAAATTATATAAAATCCCACGGGTGTGTCAGGATAGAATTGAAGGGAATAAATCGTATCCCTCTTTATCATTTCTCCCCATATTTCTTTATCGAACTTATCTATCTCTTCTTGGTCTCTTATCCTATCTACGAGCCATTCCTCGGCTGTCTGATAATAATCCCTATGCTCGTTAGCAGTAAAGAACACTCCGCATTTACACCTTAATAATATATCTCTCACTTCTCCCTCCTGTTCATTGGTTTACTTAGCAGGGCTACCCTTTCGGGACACTTTGGCATCTCCTCTTTGCCTATCTGCAGTTTCGGCAACCGCTTGAGCCATTTAGTTATTACACTTGCCCTATATTTCACCTGTTCAGACCCTCAATCTCTTTGAGGGCTTGGTTATAACCTATCCATTTTGGTTGGTCATATTCTGGATTGTAGGGGTTCTTCGGAAACTTTATCCCTTCGGTCTTGGCTACCTTACCTACAAGGGCATCAACGAGTTTTTTATATTCTTCGAATTTGGGGATTTTATCGTAATCACCTAATCCATTTTCGTGAACCCATATATCAAGAATGTTTTCTATCTCCTCCCTGCTCATCTCCTCTCCCTTTCCCACCTTTCCGTGTAAGGCGTGGGCTATATCTTCATCATTAACGCCTTTTGTGCATCGCTCGTCTCTTCTAATTTGTCGTATGAAGCAAGAATTTCTATCAAATTCATTTTCGCATCCTCTACATTTATCGGAACGCATTTTAGAAATAATTCCTTTTATCTCCTCCTCGCTCGCCAACACCCCTATCTCGCCGGTGAGGTAGGATTGGGCTAAACAAACAAGTGTATTATCTGAATCAGATATTTGTTTGGAAGTAGGATACTCTCCTTCTGCCATCTCTTGTCTTATCTTAATTGCTACCGCTTCCTTTACATCCTTTATTGAGGGGAGCATTAGAGTAATCCTTTCTGTTTGAGATAGAGCCACATTAGAGCCAAAGCATCACAGAGGTTATTATCAGATTGAAAAGCACCCTCTAAACTTCCCGAATCATTACCTTCCTCCCAATTATATGTTACGTTGTATCTATCATTCCATTTTCCAATGTTTAATGAATAGGTATGTTTTGTGATAATTTCTTCGGGCAACCTCTCCATCAACTCCGAGGCGAGAGGGGCGACAAAAGTTCCTGTTCTTTTTGTGCGAGCAGGATAAGTTTTAATTTTCCATTTGTGGTCGAATTTATCGTAAAACCACCAAAACCTACCTTCCTGTGGATATCCCGCTTCCTTCAACTTCTTCGCTGGTTCAAGCGATACCACGTGCTTATTTGTCATTTAGAGTTCCTCCACTTTCCTGTTTCCTTGACGGCAAACATATCGTTTACATTTCTTGCATACTCCTTCTTGGTAACCACAATAAGGGCAAGGTTCTTCCCAATCGTATATGTGTTTACACTTCTTCTTTTTAGCCATTAGAGGAGTCCTTTACCAACTTCTGTGTTTTTCGTGGACGGTTTCTACTCCATCATAGTTGTCAATTTCATATTCTATGCCATTAGGTATCTCTACTATTTTAAGTTCAGCGCATCTTCCCCAAGATTTCTTTCCGAGTTCTTTCACTACTTTTAGTAATATGGGGTGGTTGCGATTATTCCTGTTGATGAAACATTCCCAATATCTGCCCATAAACTTTTCATATCCTCGACGGGGAAATAGGGGATGTCAAGATAATTCTACCTTTGACATATTATCTGCTTTCTTTAAAGGACTGTCTTGGTCTAAATGGTGCAATACTAATTCTGATACTTCTTCTTTTCTATCATTCGACCATTTAAGATAGTCAGCAACTTTTATAACTAATTCTTTTCCTAATAGGTCGTGTTTTATATAATTGCTATATTCCTTCTTCTTAACCTTAACGAATGGCTTTGCTATATCGTGTAATAATGCCGCCCACCTGATTTCTATACTCTTTTGAGAATTATCTACAACCTTTTTTGTATGTGTCCATAAATCAAAATCGTGATGCGGGGAGTCTTGATTAAATCCTACCTGTAAAGATAATTCAGGGAACATAAAGTTTAATAACCTTGTTCTTGCTAAAAAATCTAACCCTACACTTGGCTTATCAGTAAGAAGTAATTTATCCATTTCCATATTCCATCTTTCACGGCTGATAAACAATATCCTATGGTTCATATTCTTCGTAGTTCCCTCAAGGTTAGGGTCTATATCAAATTCTAATTGAGAAGCAAACCTTGCGGCTCTTAACATACGTAAAGCATCTTCCTTAAATCTTTCTTTAGGATTATTGACACACTTTATTATTCTACTCAACAAATCTAACTTACCTCCAAACGGGTCAATTATCCTTCCGTCTCTTTTTGCCATAGCATTTACAGTAAAATCTCTCCTGCTTAAATCCGCAGTAATATCTTTTACAAACTCTACTTGGGGTTTACGGCTTCCTAAAGAATAGACTTCATTTCTGAATGTAGTTATTTCTACTAATTGTCCGTCTATTTTCATACCTATCGTTCCGAATCTCTTTCCTACGATATAAGGGTGTTTTCCTGCCTGTCTTATCTTTTGCTCAATTTCATCAGGAGTTAGTGGAGTGCAGAAGTCATAATCCTTTATAGGCATTTCAAGTAATTCATCTCTAACACTTCCACCTACTTGATATAATGGCTCTATGATTTCTCTGACTTTGTTATACATTTATCTCTCGTATTTTTAATAACACATTGTTTATCGTTTTATAATCTGGTTCTTTTGGCAGATTTGTCTGTATCGCTCTAAATATCTTGTATTCTTCCTCAAAACGGTTAACCATTTCTTCAACATCCAATTCCCCAAAATCCATAATTGCCCGTGGGTCTAAAACCCTTACTGACAAATTATGCTCTTTTAGTAATTGAGTTCCCTGTATCAAAAGTCTGAAACAATGCCGTGCGTGCTTCTCGTGTCTGTTCTTTACGCTCGAATCAAAACTATGTCCCCTGCGATTTAATTTCCTTGCTTGTTGTATAGCATACCCACCATAAGAATTATAAATTGTAGTATTGAGAAATGCCTTGCGAATATCTATAAGCATTTGCCCTTCTTCTGTAATTATCTCATACTTATCCATAAACAATAACTCAAGTATGGTAGGATTACAATTCATTGCCAATCGCACATACTTCTCTACTTCGTGATAAGTTATATCTGGTTTATTATATACAATAGTTTCTTTGGGTTTATGTAAACTCAAAATATCTTTAGTAGGTGCGACGTATATGCCTATTTTATCTATATCGCTATTTTCATTAGACAATCCATAGGCAGTAGAACCTACTATCGCTTCAAGTATTATCTTCATCTTCTCCCTCCCTTTCTGGTTCCACCCCAACGGCTCGAACGTTGATTGCGAGGTTCAAGGCCTCGTGTCCTTCCCATTAGACGAGGGTGGAGAGTTCTATTTCCTTAAAACAATAATATACTCGTGAACCCTAACACTTTTGCGATTAGCCTCAAATTGTCCACATCTCTGACTTGCACATTTACTCGCTCCCCAGAATATAAGTTCATCGTGCAATTTATATCCCACATTTTTTGCTATCGATACTATATCTCCATTGAAATGTAGAAGCTCTCCTTCTTTATTTCTGAAGTTTCCTACTACAAATATAGTTAAAGTATCAACTCTCATTAACTCGTATGTAGTTCTCATTACTTTAAGCATCATACATAGGAAGTCGTTGTATGTGGGTGCATTACTTAAATCATCTTCCAACTTACTATATACCTCTAAATTATAATAAGGAGGACAGGTATAGCAGAAGTCAAAAGAATTGTTATCGTAATATCTATTTTGGCTATCTCCTATCTTTATTTCAAAACTTTTACTTAGTATCGTCTGTTGTTCTTTAATCCTATCCACTTCTTCCTTCCTAATTTCTATTCCTGAATATGTATGTCCCATAGCAGTAGCAATAAAACCTCTCGTTCCACCACCGGCAAAGGGGTCATATATTTTTGCTTTAGTGGGGCAATAAGCGCTCAATATCATTTGAGCGAGATGTGGGTTAAATATACTCGTAGTATACTTACTTCCTGGTAGAGCCATTTTGCCGCCTACTAATTCACGACTACTTCCATCATCTCCAACAATAGGTTTAAGTTCCTTGACAATGTTCCAGTTTGGTTCCCATATACTAATAGGTAGAAAACCTATTCTATCCCTCATACTGAGTTTCTCTATCTTAACACCAAATAAGTCAGTATCACTCTGAACGTTATCAAGGTTCTTATTAAGTATATCTGTCATTTTACACCATCAAGGTAAATTAAATTGTTATAGTGTTCTTTACTTATTAAAGCCATAATGTTCTCCTCGTTATTGTCTAATTTTGTAGCAATCTCGTTGCTTATCTCGTTCCCAAAGAGTAAATCTAAAGATGTCTTAAATACTTTATAAGCTGGTTGCCCTTTCCCAAAGCACTTTAATCTGGAATAACGATAGCGAATTATAAGGGTATTGTTCCTGTTTATAGTAAATGGAGATACTATGCACCCAAATGGCTTCTTATCCGTTCTGTGCAAATTGCAGAGACCCTCGTTAGATTTCTCTGGGCATAATCCCCTACTATTTCCGCATAATAGGTGATTCTCTACTCTTCGCCCGTTTTGCATAAACCATTCCTCTTCTTTGGGGAGAAGGGATATTAGTAGGCGAGAACTACCCTGACAGCACCCACCCTTACACTCTTTAGTAATATAATCGTAGGAGCACATAAATCTCTTTTGAAGCCATTTATTAGATACCTTAATGACTATCGTATTGCTCATAGGATTACCCTCATTCTTTTTAGTTTTCTAATTAGCCTCTGCTTTCTCTGCCTAACCTTGTTATTATGCTTCCTAATCGCCTTAACCATATCATCTCCTTTCTTATCCCCCTTATCTACTCTGTAGTAGTTGTGCACTTGTGTATTATAGTATATATAGATCGAGCCTGTGCACAGCACAACTGTATTTTCAAACCTTAATTTTATATAACTTCTTGTTATAACTACCATTTACACTTATTAAATCACATTTAATATCGCTGTGCACTAAACACTCTCTTAGTATTCGAGTGCACAACTGGGTTTGAGCTTGAATATCTTTGAAAGTGAACTCTTTTTGGTCAATTTTACGCATATTTAGGTAGTTTTTAACCTTGGACAGTGCTGGCAGGGCATCACCCACTGCCATACACAGCCCTGTCTCTGGGTTATACTCAAGGTCTATCTGGTGGGGCATTAGGTTATAGTTATCCTTTTTCTTCAGTAGGGACACTCCCTCATCCTTGCGTTCCTTCATATAGTAGCTACCAGTCACGTGCGCCTTAAGCCATTGGCTCCCATAGAAAGGGTCTGTTTTCTCTATTTTACTACCAGAATTGTCATATGAGGGTTTGACGGTATGGTGGTTATACCATAATGTAGCCCCTGTTTCCTTCTGTAGTAGACTCATAGCCTTAGTAAACGCACTTGCAGGCTCATCCTTGCTTAACCCTCCACTTACCATACAGTATATAGGGTCTATGAATATAACATCTACCTGTGGGCAATCCCTCTTAATGCACTGTATAAAGACTATAAGATGCTCATAATTAAGCAAGTTAAGCATCTGATACTCTGATGTAATCACGAGATTGTCCTTGCTTATAGGTATGGTCTTATTAATAACCTCAAGTCTCTCTATCAGCTCAATAATACTACGTTCTGTCTGCACATATAGCACCTTCATAGCCCTTGGGGGCTGAAATACGCCAAATATGGGCAAGCCAGAGGATAATTCTACCGCTACTTGTGTGCTTATAGTTGACTTACCCACTCCTGGGTCTGCGGCAATCATAAGTATAGTCTGCTCATATAGCAACCCCTCCGCTATAGGTGCTCTCTTCTTCTTGGCGGTAGTAATCGCTTCAATTAACTTATCCCCAGTAAGGGCAAGAGATATATTATTCGGGTTCATTCAAGTCCTGTATCTCCACTTTCAAGAACTCTTTATCATCCTGAACCTTACACAAGGAATATACCATAAGTGCCTTGTCATCCCTACCCATATGCTCGAATATGGCATCAAACAGCAACTTCTCTAAGTTAGACAAGTCCTGCTTCCTTAATTTCGTCCTATCCGATTTAAGATACCAATCCCTATGAACCTCCACTTCTATTTTGAACCTTGCCTCTTTAGGGAACTCCATAGGTGGCATATATGTCTTTGCCGCTGTCTTAAATGCCCTTGCTTCAGGGCTTAACTGGACTATCTTATGGGAATATATAATCTGGTAAATCTGGTTCATAGAAGGGGGCAAGCAGGGTATCTTAAAGGAATATGCCATCTAAACTCCTATTTGTGCCAGAAATCGGCATTTAAACGCAAAAAAGAAGTCATTCTAAAGGTGAGGGCATACCACCTGCTCGGTCGGGGAGATGACCTTGATATGCCCCCTATACTTGAGCCTCGCACTCAAACCTCTATCCACCTTATTGCCTTCGGTAAGGGCAGAGATAGTGTCCTGTTCATTTAGACGAGTGCTCCCCATTACCCTTAAACCTGTCCTTCTGTTGATACTGCCTTAAAGTTGCTTACCTCATTGACAGGTTCAGAGTATACCTCCTCACCCTCATTGGCAGGACTCTTCTTATTTACCGTAATCCTCTTTCCTGACCTTATCACATACTTCTCTGTCTTCTGCCATATATCAGCCGTAATCACTTTACCTGTCAACTCTGCCAGAAAGTCATCATTGACCTTAATAGCTGTTATGTCCTTGCCTAAAGCCAATGCCAACTTCTTGAACTCTACAAGGTGCTGTTTCTTCTTAAAGTAATCTGAGTTGTATGCGATGGAGTCGGCATAGTAAGGTATCCTTGCCCATATTACCTTGCCCTTGAATTTAACTTCTCCCGATACCTCGATACCATCCACTAACTCCATTGACATATTTAACTGCCTAAATGTCCCCTTGTCATTCTGCTGATTAGTTGCTTTCCTTATTGCCAACTTGACTGCCTTCGCCGGTGGCAACACACCTTTCTCTTCCCTGACATCAGAAAGGTCTCCTATCTCTACCTCGTCCATCACGTTAAACCCTGCCCTTTCCAACTTCTCCTTTACCTCATCCATCTTCCTTCCTCCTTTGTTTACTTAAGTGAACTCTCTATACTACTCCTTAACGTCTCATAGTTAAAGTTCTGCAATACAGTAGGTAGGTTAAACCTCGACTTGGCATTCCTTCCATTTCCTAAGTTAGTCCTTGCCCAATACTCATACTTGCCTTGCTTCTCGACTTTAGTCAGATACAACACAAAGTCTACCATCCCCCCTATCTTATCCCTAAACCCTCCCAATATAGCAGGCACTATGGGTAATGTCTTATCTACCTTCTTCATCATTGCTTCGTCTGACTCCAAGTCCTCGTGTATACATATAATTACATTACAGGGTATCGATACCACTTTGGTATACACGAACTCATACAACCACCTACCCAGATTACCATACATACCCCTCGTATCAACCTCCCCAGACCTCGACACTAACTTCTCATACTGGCTGATATACAACCACCTGTTCTCTGCAAGATAAGTCAGATTATCAAGGACAAAGGTCTCTATCTCTCCTTTCTTTGCCATCTCCTTTGCCTCAATGCACTTCTTATCCAATTCCTCAAATACTCTCTTGGTATCAGTAGGACTTTCAGGAACAAAGAAATCCCATCCGACTATGTTCTTATGCAACTCCTTATTGTTGACAATAGTGTTCTCTTCTCCTATTGACGTGAAGGCAAAATAAGCCTTAGGGAACGTGGATGCGGCATAAGTTTTCCCTGAACCATACGTCCCAACAAGACAACCCTTGATATTAACTTTTCTGTCGCCTTTCTTAATCTGTTCTAACGTAAACACCTCACTCACCTTCCTTTCCTTTTAGATATTCCTTGTTATCTCTTACCTCATACAACACCTCTTTAATTTCCTCATCCAACTTCAACCCTATCGATGTCAAGCATATTTCCTTAAACTGGCAACCTCTGTAAGAATGGCACGCTCCCTCGTTTTTCTCCCATAATCCATCTGCTTTCGTCCTTTCTAACCTTCTAACTGACTTAATCACATTCTGCTTAAAATCCTCTATTTGTTCCTTATTCCTATTGATTATTTCCCTCTGGAACTTACAATGAAATCCTGCTGGCTCACCCTTATATGCTCTCTTCCTAAACCCAACTTCCATAGCATCAATTATTACACCAGAGCATTGCCTAAACTCCTGATTAAGGGCAAATACCTGTCCTGTTATCTGCTGATTAGGACTAAACTGGTAAAAGTAATCATATCTTAATGCCTTCGTTGTCTTATGCTCAAGCGAATACACATTATCATTCTGCCTTATAGCCGTATCTATTTTAACTAACCATATTATATCCTCACTGATAGGATACTTGTATATCTCCTCAACCCCAAGAACCTCTATGCTCTGCTTATCCCTTGCTTGATATTCCTTGACATATTCTTCCATAAGCCGTATGCCATTAGCCCTTGTCTTCTCTACTTCTACCTCTTCTGGCAAGTCCTCAAATCCTTGCCATAACTTGTCATAGTCAAGTGCCTCTCCCCTGTAGTAGCAATCAAGGCAGGAATGGACTCTTTGTCCGAACTCTTTATCTATTTCGGATAGGTCAACTTTTCTTTTACGCAGGTTTAATACATAGGTAAGGTAATATTTCATCGGGCAGGACTGAAAACAAGACAACTGACTATTATCAATAACTAACGGCAAGGTCTCCCCCTTTCCATTTAGCAAGTGCTGTGAGTATGAGTTAATGATACACTATGAAATGTTGTTTGTCAAGAGGGCAATGCATATGCTCTCTATCGGAGAAACCTTTAGAACAATACTAAACTTATTGTCTTGAGTATGCTGATTCCCTCCTTCTTCCTCGCTATTCCCTTCATAATCAAATCCCCCATATCCATCTTGGGTATTCTAATCTCTTCTCTTGGGTTCTGCCTTCTCTCTGGTATATGTATCGCATACCTCTTGACCATCTTGCCCTGCCACTTAACCATCTTGCTCTTGACCACATAAGTTCTACCATAGGCAAACCTATTCTCTGCCCTGAACGGCTCAATGAACGGCAATATCTCGTCCTCCCCAAGATACTTGGTCAACTGCACAGGAAAGTGTCTTAAGTCTATCCCTTTATTTGAGCGCATCATTGTTCTCCTTTTCTATTAAGTCAATTTCCTGTATCACCCCATTGAGCAACCCGACAATCTTCTGTGCTTCTTCTGCCGTCATATTAAGCGATACCTCGCCGAGATACAAATGTATCCTTTTATCCTCGGTTATTCCTACGTCTTTTGTAGTTATTGTTATTGCCCCTGATATAATCATCTTAATCCTCTCCTTTCATATCTGCCTCTGTCTTATAGTCATACTCATCCACCCCAGACCGCCTGTTAATCTCTGCTTGCACCTCTGTCGCCCATTGCCTTGTATGCTCGCACTCTAACCCTATATCCTTCAACTGCTGTATGCTATCTCTTGCTCTGAATAGGTCGGTGATGGACATTGATTTGGTATTCATTTAATCCCACTCCTCTCTATCTGCCTCTTCTTCTGCCATTATTACAAGAGCGAACCTTGCAACTAATGGAAGTTCCTTCCATATTTTTTTGAAATCATCAGAAATGTGATTTCTCCAATCGTGAACCCTTGTTGCTTCATCAAACTTTGGATTTTCAATATCACAGGGCTTATAAGTGGATATTTTTACCTCAATCATTTTTCTACTCCTTTCCCTTTCCAAGTTTATGATACCAGTGCTTAACATTAGCAACCCAGCGCCTATTCAATCTATGTGCCGTAGGTGGACAATATCTACTGCCAAGAAATGTGATATAATCAGTATACTTCGTCTGCCTATGGAACCTCTTAATGTTATTCTTTATTGTGTTTATGCAAATCTTCCTTGCGACAATCTCATTGCCAAAAGTATTGACAGATTTTATGCCATAAGGGTATGCCTTGCTGTTCTCTGCTTTATATATGGCATCTGCCAACCTATCAATATCTACTTCCTCCGCCCCACACCCATTAAACAGCACCGACATCAGTATCACAAAGTAAGCAATTCCTGCTACCATCAGCAACTTCTGCTGTCTATTCATACAACACCTCCACTTTATCCGCCTCATCCTCTATCGCCTTCCTCAATTCGGGGCTTATACTGCCTACCTGTGGCTTTCCATTGCCCTTATGCCATAGCAAGTTGCCCTCTCTATCCCTTATGGAAAGTATATCATACTCCCTGCTATACGTAAGCCTACCCGTTCCTGCTCCGTTCTGACCGTCATCTGTCCATTCGTCTTGCGTTATCTCCACTTCAACCTCAATCGCCTTGCCTCCGAAGGTCATTTGCAACGTGTGGTCGCCTTTATAGGTTCTCATTGGCTTTATCCCTCACTGACGTGATTGCTTCATCAAGTGCCCTTACATTCTCTTCCAATTCCCTAATTCTCTTATCCTGTGCTTCTACTATGTTGGTAAGCGTAGATACTGAATTTGTGAGTGCTGACATTGTTTCACTTGCTGACTTTGAGAACTGGGCTATGCTTTCAAATATCTTGTTGAACATTATGGCTCCTTTAGAATGGCTGTTAATACGCACCACCAAGGTTTTGGATGAAATGTAGGCACAAATAGAAAACATAAAATGTATACTCCTAAAAATAGGTCTATTATGAATATTTTGATGTTCATCTACTTTCCTTTCCCTCCGCTTTGGCGATGGCTTGTTGAATTTTGGGTTGAACTATTTGATAGAGCAAATCTATACCTTGTAAATGTTCGTCAATATTGCTTGAACGCATTTTTTTGATTGCTTCATTGAATTGTTTGCACGCCTCCAATAACCTATCTCTCTGATTCTTCATCTTCCGCGGCATAAGTCCGGTTTCGTTGGCGACGGTTCCGGCTTCGGCAATGAATCGTGCATTAGCAATCGCTTGTTTTTTGGTTGGCACGCCGCAGTTATACTCTGCTATACATATTTGTGCGCCGCGATAGTCTCCAAAAGGAGAAATACAGCCAGGTTTAACTAAACTACTCCACGGAGAAACTACGCTCACCTGGTATTCTATACAATCTGAGACTTTCCACTTCCCAGATGTAATCTTCAGCTTACCCACGGCGCGCCTCCTTTATGCGGTTATACTTAGTCAAATAAATTCTTGTCTCCCTTGGAGTATATCCTTTTACTACTGACCTAATCCCGGCGTTGTATGCCCTAATTACCGAATTGGTAGATATTGGTAATTTGTAGTAATTAAGCAATGCGGGGATACGGACATTAAGATACCAGTAAGCAACTTGCGTGTTTTTCTGCGGGTCAAACATCTGCCCCCAGGAATATTTGACCTTGTGGTATTGGTTATACTCTTTTAAGACGCACGGCATTATCTGGTATAAGCCGCGAGCGCCAACCGGAGAAACAGCCTTTGCATTTCCTCTGCTCTCAATATGCTGGATAATCCGCATATCAACCAACTCCGCCGCTTGTGCCGGTGCAGGATAAAAAATGATCACCATAACTGCGGCAAAGATAGCGACGAGAAAAACAAATATCAACGCAACCCCGACTACCTGACTCGTCCGTTTCGCCTCGTCCATTTCATAAGCCTTAGCATAGGCTTCTTTGAGATAATTTTCTGCGTCATTATATTCTTTCCAGTCTTTCATCTTCCCACCATTTCCCTTTCGTCCTTCTCCCGTGTCCTCATATAAATCGCCAATAACTGTTTCGCCTTCATCTCGCTGAAATGCCCGTTAGGATACCGCCTTACCAAGTAGGCAAGCGTCTCCCTCTTGGAGTGCGGAATGTAATACTTGTCAAAGTTGTCCAATGGATTTATCCTGTTTTGCTTTTAGAGGCCAGTCTAATCTTCTCGCACATCTCGGGCACTTCTTGGGTTTTTTAATTCTTGAATCCCATTCATAACCACAATGCGGACATTTAATATACGGCATATTATCCTCCTTTTTAAATTCCATTAGATTCGATAGGCTCATTCTCAGCCGTATTTTTCTTCTTTCTACCGCCACGCCTTCCATAAAAACGAGCGGAATAACAGGTAAGAATTTTCATAATATCCTCTGCTAATTCTTCTTCATATTTCTTTTCTTTTGTCTCAACAACCTCAACCGTAATTTCGAGATTTTTGAAAATGGCATCAAGATACTCGTAACCAAATCGGGCAAGTCTGTCTTTATATTCAATCAAAATCCGTTCAACTTTTCCCTCAAAACACATCTTAATCAGCTTGTGTATTCCTTTGCGTTTTTCGTTTATTCCGCTTGCTATTTCATCTATCATCAAATACTTATACCCTTTTTCTTCGGCGTGTTTTCTCAATCTGTCTTTCTGTCTTTCAAGGTTTTCTTTTTGTTTGGCGGTAGAACATCTGGCGTAAATTACGGTTAACCGTTCTTGCTTTTCTTTCTTGACTCCCATATAAGCGTCAAGGTCATCTTCTCTGAAACGCCTGTGTTTTCCATCTGTCTTAAAAGAATTTATTTTACCATTATTCGCTAAAGTTTTTAATGAATTTATACTTATGCCAAGATATTCGCTTGCCTCTGTGATTTTATAGATTTTCATATTTCTTTATTCCGTTTAGAATATGAGCAATTACATCTACATTAAAAGCATTGCCCAATACTTTTCTTCGTTTATTTTTTGAAATACCAGCCGTATAGTCATCTGGCAATCCCTGTAATCTCTCACACTCAATCGGCTCTAATTTCCGAGCATAATCTTTTATCAAATATAATCCCGTCTTTGCCCCCCAACCGCCACCATGAGCAGAAAGCGTTACTGATTTTCCGTCTATAGAATATACTCTTTGACCTTGACCGCCACTTTTGAAGTGTCCAACTTTTATAGGCTTGTTCCAAACCATTGTTCTTTGATTTTTGTCTATACTATTCCACAATACCGCACCATTGTAGGAAGCCGTTAGCGGATATGATTTGTCATATTCTGTATATGTATCAGGCAACAAAATATCTTTTAACCTAATATTCCTATCTTGAGGAAGTTCAACATTTGGTATATTCGTCCAAAAATATCGTTTACGAGTTTGTGCAGACACTAAAGAGGCATCAATCATTATCGGCTCAATCCCTAATGTTTTTGAAATAATATCTCTATTATTTTTGGACATTGAGGCGACATTTTCCAAAATAAACCACTTCGGTTTTACTTCTTTGAGTATTCTGACATATTCCCAAAACAAACCACTTCGTTCGCCATCAAGTCCTTTTCTGTCTCTTTTTGCGATAGATAAATCCTGACAAGGGCTTCCACCAATTAAAAGGTCTATTCCTGTAATCAGGTGAGATTGAATTTCTTTTACATCTCCAATTTGCAAAACATCTGGGTAGTTTTTAATTGATATTTGTTTAGCATATCTATCTATCTCGCTTGCGTAATATAATTCAACAGCAAACCCTGCTCTTTCAAGGGCAACCCTTGCACAAGATATTCCATCAAACAAAGACAAAACTTTCATAATTATTTTCCCTTTAGTTTATTAACAATTTCTTTAGAAGCATTTAAGATTTTCTGTAAATCCTTTATAGAGATAACTTTCTCTAATGGTTCAAAGAAGTAAATCTTTTCCCCATCTACTTCGTAATACTCTTTTGTAACTTTTGTGATTTTCATAGTATTACTCCTTAATTATATATTATTTAATAATAAAATGCAAGTGTTTTTAATTGAATTATAGCGATTTTGTTGGATTTTCATAAGCAGTTATATCCTCCTTATCTTTGACCTAATTATACCACCACCACCACCATTGTCAAGTAGAATAATTAATGATTTTTGGGTATAATTTAATGAATTGTTTATACCCATTTATAACGAGAAATTACTACTCAACAACAACATACTCTTGACAAATGAGGCTTAATAGTGTATCATTATACTATAGGCAACTATATATATGGGTAAACTAAATCGTTTCGGCTACCTCACTACTTATGGAGTTATCTGGCATAGGTTCGCTAAAAAGACAGCAGACCGCCTGACAGCCGATTATCTGGGCAATAAGGGCGAGTTCTCAATAGAGGCAGAAGAGGCATTTGAACGCAAGTTAAGGAAGAATATGGAGTGCAAACGGCTGGGAATAGCGGCGTAGGACTATAGGGATTAATTTGCTATTAGTAAGGAATAATTAAGGTAAATAATATCAAAATATGAAATGTCTACTTTGTGAAGAAACAAGAGCAATACAGGATTGCCATATAATTACCAGACACTTAGGATAATTTTGATGAAAAAGCGCCCAAGTTACAAACAGAAGAAGTTCGCATCTGCCTACGTTAGAAATCACGGCAATGCCTATAGAGCGGCCTTGGAAGCAGGCTATAGCGAGAATACTGCAACAAATGCAGGAAAAAATATCGTGGAGAAACGTGGCATGCAAGAGTTATTGGCAGAGATAGGCGAAGTTGCTTGGACTCCAGGTAGTGTTCGTAAAGACATCGAACTTGGTAAACGCAGAACATTTGAGAAGGGTGATTATACTAACTTTGCAAGGTTCTGCGAGATGGAAGGACGTTGCGAGGCAATGTTCATCGACAGAAGCAAGGTTGAGTCCGTCGGAGTATTAACTATAGAGCAGAAGAACGCAGTCATTAACAGGTTGAAGCAACTCGGCATTGATATCTCGAAGCCTATTAAGTCCAATGACCTTTCAGTAAGTCAGCCCTCAACAAGTTCAGCCACTCCATCAACACTATCAGCTAATAGCACAGCAGACAAGCCCAGCAATGATACTGGTGCTATTGCAGACGAGAGGGCGGAGGGGGGGATTGGCAAGAAGGAAGAAAACGGGGGGTAAGCCCCCACAGTAATTTTTGTCTCGTTTTAAAACGCACTTGTGTCATAGGTAGTGGCAGAGTAAGCAGAAAAGGTTATAGCAAATATGCCGACAGTAGCAGAACAATTAAGCGATAAGGAACTCTTGGTTGCCGATAAGATAGCCGTCGAGACCAATCCTTTGCTTATTGTTGAGGACAATCTGCTTACTATCAGGACAAAGGCAGGGCAGCTGCTTCCTCTTACCCTTAATTCTACCCAGAAGAAGATTCTTACGAAGATTAAGGAACTCCTTGCCAAGGGTAAGCCCATAAGGTTATGGATACTCAAGGCGAGGCAAGCAGGATGCACTACACTCATTGAAGCAATCTTGTATGCTTATTCTTCCCAGAAGCCCGCTACTAACTCATTAGTAATGTCAAGGGATGTAGACGGGGCGAACTATGCTTTTGGTATGCAGAAGATATACCACGAGGAGTTAGCTCCTCACCTTAAGCCACAGGTCAAGCACTCCAATGAGAAGAAGTTAGAGTTTGCCTCTATACACTCACAGATACTCGTAGACACGGCAGATAATGTTGAAGCGGGGCGTTCCTATACCTTCAGGTTAGCCCATTTGACAGAGTGTGCGTTCTATCCTGACTTAGAGAAGTTACTCCTCGGATTAAATCAAGCCGTTCCTAATCTTCCAGGGACTATGATTATAGGTGAGACTACGGCCAATGGCATTGGCAACCAGTTCTATGACAAGTGGGTAGAGTGCAAGGCAGGAAACTCAGACTGGGAAACACTATTCATTCCTTGGTTTGAAGTAGAGGAATACAGCAGACCTATGAATATGGGCTGGTATCCTATAGAAGGCATTAAGTTCGTTACTGCAGATGGCAAAGACAAGTTCCTTGAGGACGAGAGAAGGATTAAGAAAGAGTATGGGCTTACTGATGAGCAACTTAACTGGCGTAGGTGGTGCATAGTCAACAACTGTAATGGCTCCCTACTTCAGTTCTCCCAAGAGTATCCTATTACTGACATTGAAGCATTCGTGTCTACAGGAGACCTTTTCTTTGACAAGGAAGCCCTTGGAAGACAGCAAGTAGTCAAGCCAATGGTAGGCAATATAGTCAAGGAAGACGGCAGGTATATCTTCAGGGAAAACCCTGTTGGCTTATTTAACATATACGAGTTCCCCAAGAGGTTGGAAGAATACTGCGGGGCTGGTGATTGTGCAGAAGGTCTCGAGAATAGGGACAAATGTGCGGCAGTATTCCTTAACAAGAGAACTAATAGTGTGGTAGCGACATATAACCACAATGTGTCCCCTGATAAGTTTGAGGAAGATTTAATCAAGTTAGGGAACTTCTACAATGAGGCATTGTTGGCAGTCGAGAATAAGGGCTATGGATTCAGCGTTAATCAGGGGCTATACAGAAAGTATGGCAGGGTCTATAGGAAGGTTAAGACCAAGAAGGGCTTTAATGAGCCCACGCTTGATATAGGGTTTAATACTAATAGTGTTACAAGACCAATGATACTCTCGCAGATGAAAGAAGAGATTACAGAGGATAACTTAACCCTTAATGACAGGGAATTGGTAAACCAGTGTTATACTTTTGTCAATAACCTTAAAAGGGGTCAGCCTGAAGCCGAGAAAGGCAAGAATGATGACTTGGTAATGAGTTGTGCTATTGCTTGTTATGTCAGGGGAGAGAACCCGTATAAGCAGAAGTCATATAAGAGGGTGGTAAAGAAGCATCATAAGGGATTGTCAGGATATTAACCAAGAGGAGAACTGAATGGTAGAAACAATAGGACAGAAAGAGCAGAAAGAGGAAGTCAAGACAGAAACCAAAACTGAACCCTCTGAACCTGTAAAGTCCAATGACAATAAGATAGCAGAGATTTGGATTAGGGACGGCAGGGTAATGTTAGATGCTTGTCCTGAGTTCTACCACAATAAATTGATGGCAGTAGGTATCCTCGAATACTGCAAAGATATAGTCAAGAACACTAATTATGAGGAGAAGCCGAAGATACAAGTAGCGAGTGGGCTTGGTTCCATAAGGAATTTCTTGAATAAGAGAAAGAAACATTAAGGGATACTCGTGGCAGGTTAAGGGAGATCCTGCTGGCACGTTAAATCCAATAAAAAGGCTTCCACCAGAGGATAATGATGGATAAGATAGATAGGGCTATGAAGCACCCAAAATGTTCTTGGAGCAGGGGCAAAGGCAAGGAGACATCTTAGTGGACAAGACAAAGTTCACGCTGTAATGAAGGAGTTTAGTCGTGGTACACTCCATTCAGGTTCAGGGGACATAGTAAAGAATAGGCAACAGGCGATTGCTATTGGTATGAGTGAAGCAGGACTTGGCTCCAATCAGGTAAGAAAGAGATAAGATGGCAGAGGACAAGATATTTCAGTTAGATGAAGTAAAGATGAAGGACTCTATTGCCAAGTGGATAGACGACGGCAAGAGGAAGTGGGCGTCTCACTTTGATAAAGTAGATGGCTTTGTCAAGAGATACGAGGCAAAGAGAAGCATCTCTGGTCTTATGGGTTGGGGAGACGATGCCAAGTCAGCTCCTAAGAATGAGCCGTGGGACGATTGCTCTGATATTGGCATACCCTTAGAGGCATTCACTATTGAGGGGCTTCTACCAAGATTCCTTAAAGTCTGCTATGGAGCCAAGCCTATTGTTTGGGTAAGAGGCAGGGGAGAGAGTGATTTAGTTGATGCCGAACAAGTCCAAGATGCCCTCAACTTCCAAGTATCAACAAAGATGCATATATACAGGTCTATGAAACTGGTCTTTAAGTCTACTGCTATGAATGGGGATGGGATTGCCAAGTGTGTATGGGAAGAGGACTACAAAGTAGTCAATAAGACCAAGTATTTCTTGGTAGACCCTATGACAGGGCAGAAAGTTCCTAATCCAGAGACAGGGGAGCCGTTAGAGGTAGATAAAGAGTTCCAGCCTCAGCCTGATGAGATGGGTAATGTCTATCAGGTATCAAAGGAGATTACAAGTGAGCAGGTCAAAATATATGACAGCCCTCGCATCTATCCTCGTTCTCTCAAGAACTTCATTATACCTAAAGATGCTGATACTGCCGACATTCAAGACCTTGATTGGGTAGATGATGAATACTTAAGGACTATAGACTGGCTTAAGAAACGTATAGGCGACCCCGCAGAGGGTAAGTTCAATGAGGCGGTAATAACGGAACTTGAACAAGATGTGCAAGGGAAAGCGGTTGGAACAGATAAGTCCCAGTTTGCCAAAGTCTTAATCTCTGAATGGCACGGGGGATATGATATAAATGGAGACGGGTTAGAAGAAGAGATAGTAGCATTCTTGGCACGTCCTTTTGTCAATAATGTCGAGACAGATTATAAGAATGACAAGTTACTTGGATGGATGATTACTCCGTATCCTAAGAGACCGTTCTTCCATTACCAGATTATACCTATGGAGGGGTCATTCTATGGCAAAGGTGTCCCAGAGTTCCTTATTGGTATCCGCAACCTTGTGGACGCTATATTCAACCAGATGATAGACAGGGGTTCAATTACTAATAACCCGCCTATCAAGGTTCCCCTTAACTATGATGCCGACGAGAACCCGTTTGGTCCAGGGTGCAAGTTGCCTACTGATAATCCTGACGGGTTTGGTGTTCTTGAACTTCCGAAGAGCGAGCAGATGGAGTTCTCCAAGATGGAGTTCCTGCTTGGTATGGTTCAGAAGTTATTTGGGGTATCTGATTACTCGTTAGGGCAAGATACAGGCAACCAGAGGACAGCGACTGGTATCCTTTCAATCATAGGCGAGGGTAATGTCAAGTTCGATGATATGATTAGGGCGTTACAGGATGTTAACGAGGAGTTATACGAGTTCATTGTAGACTTGAATGCTGACTATATGACTGATGATTTCATCTATTACTTGACAGAGCAGACCTCTAACCCGTTCAAGAAGATTAGCCAAAGCAAGTGGGGCGGGGCGTTTGATTTTGAGGCAGTAGGTAATTCAGTCAATATCAATAGAGAGGTAGAGCAGAAACGTGCCAGTGATGCCTATACTACTGCTATGAACTCTTACCAAAAGAATCCTTTTATAGACAACAATGTGATGAGGGTAGTAACGCAGAACTTCTTCCGTTCTATTGATATGCGGAATGTGAAGTTGCCTACGATAGAGGAAGTGGAAGCCAAGCAGAGGGAACAACTGGCATTGACCTTGCAGGAGATGCAGGCAAAACAAGTCCAGCAGACTCCTAAAGAACAGCGTCCTCTTGAATCTCAACCGCAAGTCAAAGCAGTAGAAAGTGGGGCTCTTCCTAATGGCTAATGAGAAGATAAGGGAGGCATATGCAGAATGGTATCGCATCTCTAATACTCCTGGCTGGAAAGCATATGCAGAAGAGTTAAAGAAGATTATTACTTCATATGAAGTTGATATGGATAATGATAATATAGATGGTGATGGGCTTAAGCGCCTTCAGTTGATTAAAAAGGGTTTGAAGTTAGCATATGATTTACCCAAACAGATGGAAATAAGGTCAAGGACAAAGTAAAGGAGAGAGATATGTATAAGTTAGGCAGGAAGATGGGAGAAACTTCGGTAGCTAAATCATCTGAGATGTATTACCCTTCAATGTCTTTGACTTCAGATGAGATACCTGAGTTAGACAAGAAGAAGATTGGCTCTAAAGTTGCCCTCAAGGTAATAGGTATCTTAAGAAGTATTAGTCAAGAGAAGGAAGGGGCAAGATATGAAGTAGAATTAAGAGGGTGTGAACCAACTACTGAGATAGATGAGGGCGAGTATGACAAGATGACGGATGAAGAGAAGGACAAGATAGACAGACAAGATGTAGAAGAGAAGTCAATGATATATGATAACGAGGAATAACCCTGCAAACACGCAGGACTTCACTCTTATCTATACAAAGGAGCAGTAAATGGAACCTAATGGCGCAACCCAGACAACTCCCGAACAGGAACCTCTGGAAGCCACAGGTGTAGCAGGGCAGGAGGGAGCAGGACAAGCACAAGGTCAGGTAGAACCTTATCTCTATGCTGGTCGCACATCAGACCCCAAAGAACTTGAGCGTTTGTATGGCGAGTCCAGTAATGAGGGCAAGAGGTTAGCGGCAGAAGTTAAGAGACTTCAGGAGATAGTTCAGAGTATCCAAGGTCAGAATAGGGCAACCCCTGTTCAACCTTCTCCTAACAAGGGTGGATATGAGGACTTCTTTGATAAGGAAACTGATGCTGCCATCAAGTGGTATATTAGGAATCACTTGAATGAGTTTGCCCAGTCCCAGAAATCAGAATCGGCTTACCAAAAGCAAGTCGCTGATTGCTGGGCAGAAACCTTGAAGGAATACCCTGACTTGAACAATCAGCAGTCAGAGTTATTCCAGTTAGCGGATAAGATACTCTTTGAGCGTGGTTTAGCAACGAGAGATGATAGCGGAGTGCTTATCCTTGCTACGCCTTATGCTTACAGAATTGCTGTAGACGCCGCTTATGCTCAGTTATCCAAGCAGGCTCCTAACAAGCAGGCAATAGTAGCGAAGAAAGGTCAGGCAACTTCAGTATCAGGTCGTGCTACAGGCGGTTATACTCCAACAGGGGTCTTAACCGAGGAAACATATAACAAGTTGTCTGATGAACAGAAAGACGCATATGATGCGTGGACGGTTCAACAGAAAATTAACAACAGGAGGTAGTTTCTAATGTTTCGCAAACTTTGGTCTACCCTCCGTTGCTTTAAGTTTGAGCATAGGTCAGGTATGGCAACACTCAATACTATGACCTATAATTCAGGTGCTGGCGAGTTGGATTACGCCATACCCACATTGTGGAATAAGAGGCTCTACAATGACGGTATACGCAAGGCATTCTGGGGCTCACGCTTTGAAGGTGCGGAAGGTAGCAGTAAACCCATTATAGTCAAGGACGATTTGGAGAAAGGGCCGGGAGATGTCATTCACTTCCAGGTTCTTTCAGACCTCTTCTCCTCAGGCGTAACGGGTGAGACATCATTGATGGGTAGTGAAGATAAACTGGCTATGGCGCAGTTCGACCTTACGGTTGACTGGATACGTAATGCGGTAGCGTTTACAAAGAACGTCCAGCGCAGGGTCAACTTTGACATAGTTCAGGTGGCACGCCAGAGGTTATCTGATTGGATGTCCCGCTACATAGATGAGGGGATGTTCTACCAGTTAATCACGACTGAATCCCCTGATACTCTCTATGCCGGTGATGCTACGACAGAAGCCAGCCTTGGTGCTAATGATACGTTCGGTGTCGAAGAGATAGACCGTATCAAGTTGGCTCTCCAGAGGAAAGGTGCGTTGCCTATATCCTCGAAGATGTCAAGTGGTGAGGAACTTGAGGCTTTTGGTATCGTCATATCTGAAGTTGACGAATACTGGCTCAAGGGTGATGAGGACTGGAAGAAAGCCCAGTTCTATGCCGCTGACAGGGGCACGGGTAATCCGCTCTTCACGGGTGCTATCGGTATGTGGAATGGCTGTATAGTCTATGTCAACCGCTCGGTAAAGTCGGCTAACAATGTCCTTGGTAGCCCGCTTCGCCCTGAAGGTAGGCTCTATTCCACGATAGATGCTTCAACGACAGGCGCTAACTATGTAACTCTCGGCGCTTCGGGCAAGACGAACTTTACCAAGTTCTTCCCCGCTACAGGCACGTTGAAGATAGGCACGGAAGAGTTGACCTATACTGCGAAGTCGGTCTATGGCTTTACCATATCCGCTCGTGGTGCGAATGGCACGACTGGTGCTATCCATACTGCTGGCGATTTAGTAACGCTTAGGGACGTTTCCACGCAGATAGGTTTCGGCGCTGAAGTCGCTGTGCGTGGTTGGGGTATGAAACCCAGCCCGATTACCCAGTTGTATGACTATGGCTTCGAGAATGGTATCGGTATAGAAGCCATCTTTGGTCAGGTTGCTATAAAGAACACGGCAAGTGTAGCGAAGAACTACTTGCTCTGTAAATCCTATGCCAATAATCCTGGCACTATATAAGGAGGGCTTAATATGAAAAGACTTATTGCTCTTCTTGTAGTAATAGGGTTGATGGTATCGGGTGTAGCGTTTGCGAAGATAGACAGGGATAGCCCGTTATCTTCTAAGACTGTTATAGCGACTGGCGTAATGGTCGGACACGGAGCCACAGTATACAAGTTATTCTTCTGGGCTTCGGCTGCATCTTCTTACTTTGCTCTTTACGATTGTGCTACAGTTGGTGATACTAACTCCAATGACAAAGTAAAGATGGAAGGTGGAGAGGCGACGCAGTATGACGGTAATTGGTATGACTTTGGCGAAGATGGTATTGTATTCCAGACTGGTGTAACGGCTGTTATCACCACAGGTGGATACGTAACCATACTTTACCAGTAGAATGAAGTCAGGGGGGTAGGTCTTCAAGGCTTGCCCCCCTAACCCAATGGAGATTAGTATGAGAAGGTTAATATCGGTATTGATAGTAATGGCTCTTATATGCCCGTTGGCTCACGGGGCGTATAAAGACCAGCATACTATAAAGGGATTTGTAGCAAGCGGGCAGATTAAGGGTATAAGTTCGCCTGAAGATGTTAAGATATACAAGGTTACTTTTCAAGCGACTGCTAATACTGCCTTCTTTGGTATCTATGATTCTGTAGGAACAGCAGGGGAAAGTAATACTACAATAAAGATTGAGGGTTCAGAAGCGACCTCTGGCAATGGCAAGACGATTGATTTCTCTGACAATCCCGTTGAGTTCTCCACAGGCGCTTATCTTGACATATCGAATATGAAAGTATTAGTTGAGTATGAATAGTAATGTGAAAGATAGGATATTTGATATAGTCCTTGGCATACTACTGGTGCTTACACCAATAGTCTTTGTCCCGTGGAATATACCACGCCTAAATGGATGGGTGGCATCTTATCAGTATTATCAATTCAATATGCTCAATATAATGGATATTCCGTCTATCCAGTTGCTGTTCTTTGAGTTGGCTGTGGTAATCTTGCTTGTAGTCGCTACTTTGTCTAATCAGCATAGAGGGTTCAAGGATAAGCCCATCTCATTACTATTCATTCTTGTTTTGCTTAACTTGATGTTACATCCTATAGGCATTAAGGTATTCCCGTTCGTATTACTGGGTTTCTTACTTTATTACCTCATAGTGTGCTACATTAAAGATGTAAGGACTATCGCTTATCCTATGCTTATAGTTTCGGCTTTGAATACTGTGTTTGCTGTTATGCAGGCACTCGGCATATACTTGGTCTATAACACAATAAGATGCGATGGAGCAATGTTCATATCAAATCATATGGCTCTCTATCAAGCAATCTCTATACCTATGGTCTATATGCTTTCTCCTTGGCTTGTTCTTATCCCGATTATAGGGTTGCTATTGTCAAGTTCAATAGTTCCTTTGGTTGCATCCTTAATCGGTATGATGTTCTTGTTAAGGCGCAATAACCTGTTATCTATCCCTATGCTCGGTATTTATGGTGGTCTTGGCTTATACCTTATATATCTCTATAAAGGTCTTATCTATAAGTTATCTATACGTTCTCAAGTCTGGCTCCAAAGCATAGATTTCAGTTTCTTCGGACACAAGTTAGGTTCTTTTTCCTCTGCTATACCTACAATAGGAAATAGCACAACAACTTATTCCATATATTTAACAATATATTACTATCTTGGAATAGTAGGTATTATAACACTATCCTACTTCTTCATAGATAGAATAATCAGATATAGGAAGTCTAAGGTAAGTAAACCATTCGAGTGCTTGTTTGCTTCAGTGGTCATACTGGCACTCTGCGGGTTAAGCCAGTCTTTCTTAGATTTCCCTCGTTTGGCGTTCACGTCAATAGTAATGTTGGCAGGTCTATCAGCGTTCTTAATGAAAGGTGAGGTGGCGAATGGAAATGATTAGGATACAGTATACTGGAAGTATGTCAAAGGTTAAGTCAAATTGGGCAAGGAAAACATATGTCTTTAGCAAAGATAATGAGTTCACTCTTGATGTTCCTGAATTGCTTGCAAGAGAATTGCTAATGCTTGGCAAGTATAAGGTAGTCCCGTTGACTATACCTGAACAAGTCCATAAGATAGGACAACCTGTCAAGGAAGAATCTGAAAATTCGGAAATTGAACTTAAAGCAACTCCAGTCCATAAGAAACCTGTAGGTCGTCCAAGGAAGGAGAAGAAGTAATGGCAGATAGAAGGGGTAATTTAGTTCCCGATGAGAAAGAATTGCTTGAGACACAAGAAGAATTAAAGAGGTTAAGACCTTATGTGTCTAAACTCAAGACAGAGAAGCAGGAACTTGAAGAGCAGATACCTATCTTAAAGGAACAGGCAGAGAAAGCAAAGAGTGAGAGAGAACAGATTATATCAGAAGCTAAGGAAGAAGCAGATAAGATTAAAGATAAGGCATCTGAACTCTATGTCAAGGTAAAGGCACAGGAAGACGATGCGAATAAGAAGACTGCTGATTCCAATGCTAAGTTAGAGGAAGCCAAAGCACTTAAAGCCGAGGCAGAATCCCTCATTAAGTCCAATAAAGGTATGAGAGCTAACCTTGACATAGAAGCAAGAGACAATAAGGCATTGAAGATTAAGTTGGATAATATAGTAAAGAAGATTAAGGAGATGTTGGAGGAATAAGTGGCTACCTATGGGTTAGAGTTCAGTGAAATCTATGGTCGTGTCCAAGATTATGCCAGTATCAAGAATATAGTCGGTTCTGATACTAAAGCGAAAGTGGCAGTCAATGACGCTCTTCGCAGGCTTGCTTCAGAACGTAGGTGGACTGCCTTAAGAAGGACAGGCACTATTACTCCTGTTGCAGGAACACAGTCTTACTCTATAGCAGGTCTAACTGGCTATAACTACCCTGTTGAAGTTTACTACATAAGCAATGGGATAAGGCAACCTATCAGGATAGTTACTGAAGATGAATGGTCTGATAATGAGGATACGCAGAACGAGGGAGACCCTACTGTATGTATATTCTCCGTTAAGACAGGAACCGAGTTATTCTATGTCTCTCCCAAGCCCTCTTCTTCATTTGTATCACTATATACTACTATCTACGTAGACTATGACAAGAAGCCTACAGAGTTGTCTGGTGACACCGATGTCCCTGAAATCCCCAATACTAATAGCCAGATGGCTCTTGTCTACTACGCTGTAGCAGAGTTATGCGCTTCTCAAGGAGACGCTACTGGTGTAGGCATATGGGAACAAAAAGGTATGAAGGAGTTAAACAAGTATTTCAGTAATGACATTAACTTCAAGGGCAAGGGTTCTACTATCAAGCCTGCATACGGCATCTTACACGGAGTCAATGGCAGGGTTTCAAGAGGGAGAGATTATAACTCGTGATTAGGCAGTCAGCAATAGTCATTAGTGATTTTGGGGGCGGGCAGGATACAAAGACTCCGCTCTTGGCTATGCCCTCGTCTAAATCTCCTAATATGCGAAACTGGCATTGTGCAGGAATGAAGGAGAGGCTCGTTGTTAGGGGTGGCTATGCCAAATTAAACTCTGGAGCAATTCCCTCTGCTGGTCTTGATGTTGCCTATCCTCCTGGCTATCAGACGACTGATTACAACCTAATGGATACTGCTACTCATACCGAGATTTCACAGGGATTTAAGCCCTCTACTTCTGCTGATGTTACTAAAGTCAGGTTATGGCTCAAGTCAGAAGGAACTCCCGCAGGAACAGATACAGTCCATATTGAAATACAGACAGATGCTTCTGGTGTGCCTTCAGGAACTCCTGTTGCTAATGGAACTTCAGATGATGTTGATATATCAGACACTATAACAAGTTCTTATTCTTGGATAGAGTTTACTTTTACTACAAATCCTGTCCTTGTAGCAGGCACTCAATACCATATAGTCTTGGTAGGCGACTTTAATGTAGACGGGACTAACTATATCAAATGGGGCATTGATGACTATGATGTAATCTATCCTAACGGCTCAATGTCTTACTATGATGGTGCTACTTGGGTAGTAGATACCGCATATGATGCAGTCTTTGAGGTCTATATTACAGGTGGTGTCCTTGGAAATGATGGCTATGCTTTATGGGACTTCAATTCCAAGCGTATGGTAATGGGCATTTGGGGAACTACTGTATATAAAATGGATAAGACCAATGCTGGGACTCCTGATGGCACTTGGGATGCTCTTGGTGGTGGTTCTTCTTGGGATTCTTACACAAAGTTAATAGTCCATTGGGATGGTGCAGATGCGGCAACTGCCTATACTACAGAAGATGACGGGGCAAGAACAGTTACTTTTGGTGGAACAGCTCAACTCGATACAGCACAGAAGAAGTTCGGAGCATCTTCTTTACTCCTCGATGGTAATAGCGACTATGTGACTATCCCTGATAGTGATGATTGGGACTTTGGAGAAGGAGATTTCACGATTGACTTCTGGATAAGATATGCTTCTTCCACTGAAGGTCAAGTTGTTATCGGGCAATATGTAGATGCAAATAATAGATGGTATCTTATGAAAGACGATGCTACACATAAACATAAATGGATATTTGTATGGATAGTAGGAGGTGTCGCAAAAGCAGCATATACTGCTACAAGTAATTGGTCTCCATCAGATGATACTTGGTATCATATTGCATTTGTAAGAAATGGTTCAAATGCTTATCTATTTATTGATGGTGTTTCTACAGCTTTAACTACTTTAACAACATTCGGCACTCTATCAAGTATTGGTGCTTCTGCTCTTATTATAGGCAGATATGGTGCAGGAACTTTATATGTTAATGGATGGATAGATGAATTAAGAGTATGTAAAGGTGTAGCGAGATGGACTGCTAATTTTACTCCTCCTACATCGGCTTATTCAAAAGGCACAATAGATATATCCTATGGAAGAAACTGGACATTTGCTGACTGGAAATCAGGGCGTATGTTGCTTAATTCAGATATAGGACTATATACTTATACAGGGACAGGTAATCTTGGCACTGTAGGAGCCGCTCCTATCGGCAGGTTTATGACTATATTCAAGAACTATGTCTTTATAGCAGGATTACGAGGTTCTCCTAATGAGATAAGATATTCTGCCCTTAATGACTATACAACTTGGGCTTCTGCAAACTCACTTACTATACATACTAATGATGGAGATATAATAACTGGCATAAGAGAGTTGAGAGGACGTCTCTATGTCTTCAAGAGGTTCTCTATCCATAGAGTAAGTTATGTAGGTTCAAATCCTACTTTCCAAGTTGACCCTATCATTGGCGTAGGCACACCCTCTCACTACTCAATTAAAGAAATAGATATGGGCGGTGATGTCGGGACAGTTCTTTGCTTCTTTACGGCAGATAAGAAACTTGCTGTATTTAACGGATATGACCTTGAGTATGTCAATGATACGTCAATAGAGAAAACTAATGATTTGTTCCAAGCGGCTGATGACCAACCTATTGCTTTGTCTGACTGCAATATGATGTATTCAGACCTCTTTCACGCACAGGTCAACAAGAAAACTAATGAGTATATACTCTATGTAGTCCTTAATACTGATACTACCATTGGGTATGCGTTTATCTTTGACTATAAGACAGGTGGGTTATTCCCTTACGATAACCAACCATTTGCTTCTTCGGCTATAGTAGTGTCAACTAACAAGGAGAAACTATTATACACGGCAGGGTATAGCGGGTATGCTTACCTTACAGAGAGCGGTAATGATGATGACGGCTCTGATATAAGAGCATACTGGGTATCAGGTAAGTTCAAGCCAGAAGCGTTAGGGCTTATGTCAAAGGGTTTGCTTCTTGGAGTAAGATACAAGGAAGCATACTCACTTACTACTGCAAATATGTCATTCCAGTTCAGGTTAGACCAGAATGCGGCGTGGACAACAGCACAGAACTTTGCTTACAATAGGGCAGATGAATATGAGTTTGGCAAGGTAAGTATGTTCGATGTGAGGACTATACATAATATGTTCCAGACAAAGATAGTATGCGATGGCTCGAATCCTGCGCCTACTTTATATGGGTTAGAGTTATATGGAGAGCCATTGGGCGTGAATGTTAAGGATAGAGCTACTGCATAATGAGGAGAATACAATTTGAAGCTCGAAGATTATCAATTTTCTCCTACTCTTAACAAGGATATTGAGTTAAGGGAAGTAATAACTAATATCAAGGACATTATCAATAATGGCAGATACCAGATGAGAGTCCTTGACGGCTATCCTACGTGGACAGGAGAAGAAGGAGAGGCAGTTTTTGTATCAAGTGGTGGAGTATACAGGTTATATGTTTATGCCTCAAATGGGTGGAGATATGTTGCGTTTACATAGCACTTACTATAAGAAGATGATGGAGAAGAACAGGCTACTTCCAATAATAAGTAATGGAAAAGTGGCAGGGCTTCTATCTTTCTATATTACTAATGATGATACTCCGTTCATTGAAGCAGACCCATTTGCCGTGTTAGATGATAATGCTGATGGTAAGATATGTTATGTAGCCCAAGCGTTCTCTAACGGAAAGGTCGTTAGCCCCTTGAAAGTATGGCATAAGTTCAGGAACCACATCAGAGATAACTTTAGTAATGTAGAATATATACATTGGAACAGAGGAAAGAACGGGGCAATGTATTCATATATCAAGGAACTTAAAACAAAAGGAGAAGTAAATGGCAAAGTTAAAGATTAACATACTTGATGATGGAGATTATCTTAAACTTCATATGAAGCACAATGTCTCGAAAGAAGACTTGGAAGACAGTCTTGGTTTCTCTGACCCAGATACAGGTGAAGCATTCATTAGGCAGACAGGAGTTTCAGATATAGACGAAGCAACTATTCTACACGAGATAGATGAGTTGACTTCAAGCCAGTCATATCACGAAGATGCCAACGGATACAGATGGAAGAAGTGGGGTAAGCCTTTTAGGGCACTTACGGGGACAGGGGCAAGCCAGAAGGGGACTATCTTTGGCAATGTCCTTCCTACTGTTGCTAACATAGGTTTAGGTGCTGTTCCTGGAATTGGTCCAGCTCTCGCCACTGGTTATGGTGCTTGGCAAGGGGCGACTCACGGCGGTGGTGTAAAGGGCGGCTTGCTTGGTGCATTACAGGGCTACGGTCTTGGTAATGTTGGTGAAGCAGTCAAGGGCGGTGTGCAAGGTGCTATGGAAGGCACAGGAATACTTAAGGGTGCGTCAGAGGGCTTAAGTAGGTATGGTCTTAATCCAATGATAAGTAAAGCACTGGGATTTGGTGGAGCAGGGACTACTGGCACGACTTCAGGACTTGGGACAACTGGTTCAGGTCTTGCTGGTCCAGTAACAGAAGCCCAATCAAAGCTTGGATACAACTACTTGTCGCAGGTTCCTACTAATTTAGTTGGGTCGGCAGCAGCACAAGCAGCTCTCAATGCTGGTATGAAGCCAGTTACGTTGCCTTCTGCTCCCACAGCTCCTGCTACGCAAACCCCTACTACTCAAGTCCCTAACATTACTGACTTGAAAGCTGAAGGTTATACTCCTCCCGTAGGGGTAGCCGCACAAGGAGTAGCGAAGTCAGGTCTTGGCAGTCTTGCAGGCACTTTAGCTTCCCCTGCTATACAGACAGGTGTTGGCTTACTTACAACGGGGGCTTCAGCACTGCCGAAGAACGCCGAGTTTGAGAATGTTTCTTCTTTAGAACAATTAAGGAACGAGATAGCGACTAAAGGTTCTTCACCTGCTCTTTATATGAGGGCAAGAAGGTCTCTTGAAGAGGGCTATACTGATGCACGTGAAGAACTTGATACTATCTATAATCAGGCAGGTATGTTAGATAGCGGAGAGTATAGGGACGCTGTTGCAAAGTTAGCGACCAAGAAGGCAGATGCTGAAGAATTGCTATCAGCGCAGATAGATGAACAGACAATGAATGACTTGTTGGGACTTACTAACCTTGATGTGCAAATAGCTGCGGCTAAATACGGAGCAGATGCCGCAGATATAACAGCTTTAAGGCAGATACTCGGCACAGCAGGTGGCACAATGCTCTCAAGCGGTCTTAAAGGTCTCGGTGTTACTCAATAGGAGTATATGATGAATACGGCTAATTTAGGAGCTAACGCAGGGCAGTGGTTTGAAATGGGGCAAAGAGCAGGTGGTCGCCTCTCTGGCGTAGGTTCTGCCCTTAAAGTCCTTGTGGACACTCTTAATCAGGATAAGGCAATTAAACAGGAGTTAGAGAGCCAGAAGACTTTAATTGACTACAAGGCAAAGGCGGAAAAAGAGAATAGGTCGCCTTTAGAGGATGTTGTTGAAAGAGGTAAGATAGCAACTGCGGCAAAAGCGGCTTATGATGCTGGATTAGACCCTAATACTGCTTTAGGAATAGATGTTAGTAGTGTATTAGGTGGTAAAGAAACTACTACTCCATCACAAATAATTACTACTCCATCTTTAGGCTCTGGTGAGGTCAAGGCTCCTGCTAAAGACATAATGGAAGGATATGAGGAAGTTCCCATTGGAGTAACAGAAACTCCATTTGGTAGTAAAAGAATTGAAACAAAGATACAGCCGACTTTAAAGAAACAACTTGCTGATGAGGCGGCTAAATTAGAAATGCAGACTGAGATAAAGTCAAAAGTTCCTACTGTTCAACAGAAAAATGACCTTGATAAAGTAAATCAGCAAATATCTAATATCAAAGATATGCGCTCACTTGCTGAAAAGATAGGGACTTATCCAGGAAGTCGAATAGCCCAAGGAACAGCAGCAGCAATAAGTGGTGGCGGTTGGGCTACAGAACATTACCAGTATCTTATGCAAAGACCTGCTATGGCAGTATCCCTGTATCGTGCTTTAACTGGAGATACGAGGTTATCTGATGCTGATGCTGAAGCAAGAGCACTTCCACTGTTGTGGAAGCCAGGTCAATCATCTAAGATAAGAAAGTCAAGTTTTGACTATATCGAAAATGCCCTTAATACAAGAAAGCAAATGATTGAGCAAGGAAGATATAGTTTAAGTCCTGATGGAGATTATATTACACCTTTTGAGAATGTTATTGCTGAGACTAAAGGGAAGGGAGTTAGCCTTAAGGGGCAGCAAACTCAAGGTCAATATAAAGTCGGTGATACTATAACTAAGAACGGCATAACATATACCTTTAATGGCAAGGACTGGGATTACTAATGCCTACTATATCTACTGAAGAATTATTAGGAACACAGAAGAAAACTATATCGACAGAGGAATTGTTTGCTCAGCCTAAAGGCAAATCTCTACGCAAAGGTATCTTTGGTTCTGTTCCTGAAGAAGATTACCAGAGAGGTGAAAGAAACATAGCAGGAGCCATCTTTGAGCGCCCTGGAGCTGCAATAAGGTCTGCTCTTACTGGTAAAGGATATGTAGAGGGAGCGGTAAATCCTACTGAAGTTCCCACATTTCAAGAGAGCGCACTTAAAAAGTATTATGGAGAAGGTAAACCTTCAGCATTGAAGACTATAGGTGGATTTGGAGTATCAGCTGCTGGTATGGCAGGAGATATTCTAACTAATCCTGCTGATGTTATTGGCTTAATGACTGGTGCGAAGCCAGTAAGGGATATTACTGGGTTGTCTAAAGTAGGTGCTGCTATAGGTGCTACTAAAGTAGGAAAGTCTCTTAAGGCAGTGGCAACTACACCCATAACTAAAGAGAATATAATCAAGCCATTTGCTAAGGCAAGTGAATTGCTTAAAGTTCCAGTAAGGAAGACAGCGAGGGGAGTTGAAAGAGTAGGTGGGGCAATAGCTGGAATAGAACCTAAAATCTTGAATGAAACCCGTCAGCAAGGATTCAGGAATGTCTTACAGAAGAGATACTATGATACTAAAGTTCCAGAGAAGATAGTAGAGAGTATAGATAATAATATAGAGAGGTTGAAGGAAGTAGCAGGAAATAAGTTTAATGAGCAAACTGCCATCTTAAGGACTCAACCTTTTGATTATAATCTAATCCTTGAGAAGGTTCAGCCTCTATCACTTGACATTAAGAGGAATCCCTTTAAAAGTATTACAAGACAACTTGACCAGTCTATCTTCGATGGTTTAACAGACCCTAATCTTGAAGTCAATACTCTTGGAGATATGTTAGACTTGAGGCGTTCTCTCGATGAGGTCATCTTTACTGCAAAGGGACAGAAGATACAAAGTAAGTTTGCTATGAATGTAAGGAAGTCTATCAATGAGGTCTTGCACAAGAATACAGAACTTGCCAAAGCAGATGAGGAATGGACTTCTTTACAGAATATGTTATCTGAAAATAAGAGAGTATTTGGAGAAACAGGAGAAGCATACTTAAAGAGATGGGAAAATCTATCTGCTAAACAGAAAGAGAAGTTATCTCTCTTAGAGAGTGAGTTGATAAAATCAAATCCTGAAGCTACTCCATTCATAAACGATTTGACTAATTACTCTCTTGCTAAATACTATGAAACACCTACATTTAGTTCTGTATATCCATTTAGTATGGTAAGAGCACCTATACGGGCAGGATATAGGGGATATTTAAGAACATTTGGCAGATTAAGCGAAGAACCAAAGAAGCCTATATCCCTTAAAGCGAGGAACCCCTAATGTCATTTGACGCAAGAGGAGCACAAGTAGGTAAGCACGTAGGTTATGATTATGAGAAGATTACAGTAGCAGATACTGCTATTGGGCTTACTACTGCTAAATTGACTACGAAGCCACAGCCAAAGAGGGTATATATTACTCTTGAGACTGCCCCAGTAAGATACAGGTATGACGGCACAGACCCTACTGATACCGAGGGACATTATATGACTCCTGGTTCTTACTTGACTATTACTGGCATACTTAATCTAAAGAACTTCAAGGCAATAAGGACAGGTGCAACTTCTGGCGTATTTAGAGTTTCCTTTGAAAGGTAAGATTATGAGCAGAATGAGATGGCTTCTTATACCAGTATTGACTATCTTACTATTCTCATCAGCAATAGCAGATGAGGGTGCAATAGGAACTGGCTCAACAGGAGGGTCTGCTGGGCCGACTGGACCGTTATGGATAACCGAAGAGGATAATTCTCCCGATACGTGGCCGTGGAAGTTAAAGTTCCCTAATGGTTCTTTAACTGATAATGGAGACGGAACTACTTCAGCAGACTTTGGGGGGCTTTACCTTAAACTCGACCAGACCACCCCACAGACCATCACAGGCGGGGCGCCGAATTTCAGCTCAGCCATAGACTTCACTCAAATTGCTACGCCAGCTAATCCTCCTGCTGGTTCAAATAGGTTATATTTCAAGAACGATGACAAGTTATATCAACTTACTTCCGGCGGTTCCGAGAGTCTTGTCGGCGGAGGCGGCGGTTCTTCTGTATCTTTTGGCTCTGCGGGTCAAATCCCGTATACCAATGCTACGACGGACGATTTTAGTTACGGCACAGGACTCTCCTGGAATCCGGCTACGTCTACCCTTACTGCCACAAATATCACAGGAGACCTGACGGGTAACGTAACCGGCAACGTATCAGGGAATGCTTCAACTGCGACTTCCGCCTCCAGTGCCGCGTCAGCGACTAACGCCGCAAATACCGCAATTACCGACGATACGACTACTAATGCTATAATGTATCCGACGTGGGTAACTGCCAATACGGGCAACCTCCCACAAAAAGTATCGTCAACAAAATTGAGTTTTAATCCTTCATCTGGATTGTTGACGGCAACAGGGTTTTCAGGGCCATTAACGGGCAATGTTACTGGCAACGTATCAGGGAATGCCGGGACAGTTACTAACGGCGTTTATACTACTGACGCGGGAACGGTCTTTTTAGCCCCTAATGGCGACGGGCAGAATCTATCAAATGTCATTCATTCCGAGAGCGACCCCCTATCTGCTACCAAAGCCCTTGATAATATCGCTTCCTGTGCTATCAATACATCTCTCCTGTCCGACACTGCCGATACCGACAGCCTCGGCTCTGCCGACAAGGAATGGCTTAATCTGTATATCGGGGATGCCGGAAAGATTTACTTAGGATTAGGGCAGGACACCTCTATTCACAGAAGCGGGGCGAACGAGATGACCCTGACGGCCTCAAGTGGGGTAAAAGCAACGAATTTCATCTCTACCGCCTCCTTGGGCACGTCCCCGTATGCGTGCACGTCCAATACTTTGAATACCAACCTGAATGCTGACCTCTTGGACGGACAGCACGGCACATATTATGCAGTTGCGACTGATTATCTCAAACTCGACCAGTCTACTCCCCAGACCGTAACAGGCGGTGCGCCGAACTTCAGCGGGGGGCTTGATAGCGGTTCCTCCGTAAACATCACAGGTTCCGCCGATACCGTCCAACTCAAGGTCAAAGCCAATAACCCGCAGGTCAATGATATTTTACAGGTGTTGGCAAGTGATGGGACGACGAAACAATTCGCCATAGATGGTTCAGGCAATCTCTTATTTAAGACAGGACAGGATATTCGCCCGACCTCTGATTCTACAACGGCAATTAACATCGCCCAAGCAGATGGAACGGATTGGGTAACCTTTGATACAACGAATAAGAAAATCGGGATAAATACTACTCCTACATATAAAATTGATTTACGTTCCGATGGGGTTGATGTAGATAGCGATTTCAGCATCAGCAATTCCGATTATAGTCATTTTATAAGGTTATTTCCTGGGAGACAAAGCGACCCTAATCCTTTTATTCTCTGGAAGAATGGCGACCCTATGAGATTTGTAAATGACAGTGGGGGATGGAATGAGTTAGGAAGGTTTTCGGCAAGTGGAAACCTTCTCGTGGGGACAACTGATGATGACGGCACTCCCGCCACAGGCAAGTTAGTGGTCAAAGGTTCTACCAATGACGGTTCAACCAACATCTTTGTAGGCAGGGATAGCGATGAGGCGAATGTTGCGACGCTGGACACGAACGGGAAGATGTCTTTAACGTCGGATGCCGTTGCTGTTAAACCAACCGCTACGATAGTTATTGCCTCGTCTACTTCGAGAGGTAAAGACGCTGCGGATTACGTCTGTGATGGAACAAATGATGAAGTCCAGATACAGGCGGCGATAGACGCCCTTGGGGTCGAGGGTGGGACGATATGTTTACTCGAAGGAACATATACTATTGCGGCAGTAATAACCATTGATAAACGCATTACGATAACAGGACAGCAATCGGGCGATAAGGGCGGTGGAACAAAACTCGTCCTTGCCAATGCCGCAGACTGCGATATGTTTGACCTTGTTCCTGCCGTAGGTGCTTCGACTACTCACTACCAGTTGACACGATTTGAACACCTTATGCTTGATGGCAATAAGGCAAATCAAACAGTCGCTACCAAAGCTATCGACCAGAATGAGGGAAGCGCTGTAGACCTTACCCTGTATGATATATGGTTCGACTCTTGGAAGGGCTACTGCATTGACTTACAGCAGTATTGGGACTGGCATATTTTCAGGTGCGTGTTTGAACATAACGACACCTATGCGATACATCTTGAACACGTTAATAGCCATGCCCCTACGACTGGCTGGATAAAAGATTGCTTTTATCCGTCTGTCATACAGGACGGAACAGATAGAAGCACGAGGTTGATTATTGAAGGTAATTATATAAATACCTCGGACGCTTTTAACAACTTTGACCTGTGGTGCTCCAACCTTATATTCAAGAGCAATATGACCGACGCTTCTGCGGCAGTAAGGACGGCAAATACCTATACCATATTAAAGATTAACTCTACCACGGGTGGGACAAATACCAATAACTATGTTATCTCCGATAATATCTTTAATGAGACGGGCGATAAATATGCTATAGATATCGGCGGTGGCGGCACTACAATAATCAATCGTATGGTAATCGAGGGCAACGTCTTCCAATTCAGCGATGGCACTTCAATAATTCACAACACGGGAACAGGCCAGCTCGCCAACTTTATTGTTTCGGGTAACACCTTCCAAGGGCAGGACGATAATTCGATGAAGGGCGTATATGTCGGGAATAGCAACGTATCTAACATTAGCGACAACACCTTTATTAACTTTGCCACGGGAGTCGATATTTCGGATGCTTCTTGTTATAACCCTATTGTTAGTGGGAATAACTTTGACGCCTGCACGACCCCTGTAACGGCAGGCGGTTCAGGAACATATAATCCTCTGGTCTATGGGAATAAAACAGGAAAAACGAAGGATTTTATAGTCCCTGACGCAGGGAAACTACAGGCAAATTCTTTAGGCGACGACAAGAACATTCAGGTATATCACAATGATACGAGTGGGCAAATCGTAACTTCTTCTGGAAATTTGATTCTTGCTCCCAATGGGACAACAGTTACGGTCTACCCTAAAATATTAGATGTAGATACCATACAAAATTACAACGATATAGTTCTCAAGACTTATGACGGTGATTCTTACAATGCGGCTCTTACCGTTCACGGTGCAGGTGGAACACAAACTATTCAGATGAACGCCTATGGAGCAGGTGCCTTGACAACTGACGCTTCGGGAAATATTGTTGCTACTTCCGATGAACGCCAAAAGGATATTCAAGGTAATTTTACCCGTGGACTTAAAGACCTCAAAGATATAAGCCCTATATTTTATAAGTGGAAACCTGAAACTGGCTACGATACCGAACACGTTTACGCAGGTCTGTCCGCTCAAAATGTTCAGAAGAATATACCTGAAGCGGTGATGGCGAATGAGGAAGGATATTTAGGATTACAAGACAGACCGATAATTGCGACGCTCATCAATGCTATAAACGAACAGCAAAAAGAAATAGACACCTTGAAGGCAAGGCTTGACAAACTGGAACAGGCAACCAAATAGGAGAACCAAAATGAAAACCTTAATTACCATTATCGCACTAATAAGTATTTCGCCTGTATTCGCCGACACCCTTGAAAAGGTAGACGCTAACACTGTCAAGATAACCACGACACAGGAAAAGACCTATACCTACGAGGACATACAGAGCCGCATAAATTCTCTCAAGTCCGAAAGGGACGGGCAACAGAATAACCTGAACCTCTTGGACGGCTCAATAGCCGAATGGGAGAAACTGCTCGTGGACGCAGAAAAGGCAGGTATAAAGGCGAAGGTTGAGGCAACCGAGGAAAACATCAAGGGGGAATAGATGCCATCTGAGGACCGCAGGAACGATATCGGGCAGAAGCTGACCTATACGGTAATGACGGCGATCGTCTCGATTCTCCTGACGCTGATATTCGTCAAGACCTATCAGACCGCCGAGAACGCTTATGCCGCGTCCTGCGCCAATACGACCGATATCGCGGTGCTCAAGCAGGTGGATAAGACGCTCACAGAGAAATTCGACACGATAGACAAGAAGCTCGACCAGATACTTAAAATATCGGTGCGATGATGAGCAATGAAAACGGACAAGCGCCGTTTGATGATTACGCGGTATACGGCAATGTGTGTATCCGCAAGAAAGACCTTGCCGTTGCCGGCATATACAAGGGCAACGTCCTCGTTGATATCAAGGACATGACGCAAGAGGAAAAAGAACAGGCGCACAGGTATGTTAGGCAGAACACGTTCGATATATTGCAAAGGATAGGCGAAAAATGATACCGGCGATCGTAGGACTCGTGATACTGGCATTGGCACTCGGCAAAGAACTGACTCCGGGCATGCTTTTATATACGGCGATATTCGCGGGGTTCCTGGCCGCGATTACAAGAAAAAAGAAAGGAGCATAACATGTGGTGGATACTTGGGATAGTGGCGCGGTTCCTGACGGGTCTGCCAGCGATCAAGTGGGCGCTTAAAAACGCCGGGCTGGCGATAGGCGTTATCGAGCTGATACTGGAGTTCGTTGCTTCGGTGTTGATCCAGCTCTTAAAGCTCGCAGTCGGATTGTGCAATATCTTCGAGACGGACCGCAGCAAGGACAAAGCCGTCAACTGGATAGAGAACGCCGAGGCATTTGTGGCATTTATCGAGCAGAAGTTTACCGAGTGGAAGGGCAAGGCGTATAAACTGGGAGTCAAGAACCCGAGAAAGGATAATTGAGATGGCGAAGATGACCTCAAGCGTCAAGTGGCTTCAGAAGATAATCGACAAGATACAGAGCATTGAAGCGCCGAAGTGGTATGTCGACCTGATGGGTGATATGCAGTCGGTATTCCTCAATGTCCTATACCAGATAGGCAAGGCACAACTCGAAGCCATAAAGAGCAAGGTAATCGAAGTAGCCGAGAGCAACCTGTCTAATGAGGATAAGTTCAAGGCGGTATTTGATTATGCCCGAAGCATTAAGATAAACTTAAAGGACAGCGTGCTACGGGCTTTAATAGAGGCGATAGTGGTATCGCTCAAACAGAAGAAGGTTATTGACTAAAAGGAGGTAGCAATGGGTAAGAAAAAGGGCAAGTGTTTGTGGCTGTTGGCGGTTTTATTGGTCGTGGCGACACCTGTATTTGCCATAGACCTCACAGCAGGCGTTGATACCGAGTTCAACCTTGGTAGGGACATTAAGGGAGATAATACGGGACTTGAGGGTGAGTTGACAGCCCAGTATTATGATGTCAAGGTAGACGTGCCTTTGGGGGATATAATCAAGTTAAGTCCCAAAGTCGGTATACAGACCTTTGGCATCGAAACTGACGTGCCATTTGTAGGCAATACCGAACTCAATGGTGGGGTGGGATTCAATATAGGCATAGACGCCGAGAGCAAGGCATTGGAAACTAAGTATGTTGACCTCTCGCTTGTAGGTTCCTATAGGTTCTCCCGTAATGACGTGGACGAGGTTGACTTGGGTGGGATAGTCATAGATAACCCTATAGAGACTATCTTAACTACCCACGAATGGGAAATCGGCATTAAGGGTTCAAAGGACTTGACAGAACTGACAGGCATACCCTTAAAACCCTACATAGGTATCGTCTACTCTGACCTAAGGGGCAACATAGATGCCAACCTCTCTGTTGTGGAGTTAAGGGAGGACATTAAGGCAGAGGATAACCTCGGTTTACGTCTTGGCATAGGTTATGAGCCGATAGCCAACCTCAACCTTGGTATAGGAGTTAAGTTAGTAGACCAGACAGCAATAATGGCAGGCGGGACGTATAGGTTTTAAATATATAGACTGGTCAGGTAGATAGAAAGGCAGGTAGGCAGATGATAGTAAAGTGGTTTAATGGAAGAAATTGGGTGCTTATTGATGGTATAGATGGATGCGAGATTGTAAAAACTCCAAAAAATCCTAATATGCCAGTCAGTAATCCACCTCAAATAAGTGAGATGATAACAACATTGATTATCACTAAAAACAGAACGGTATTTGATGAAATAGAAATACAGGGTGAAGCATACCTTCTTAATGATGAAGGTAAGACAATAGAGCGTATTTACTAACAATAGACCTGACCAGTCTATAGGTTCTAACACAAGGAGATACGGGCGGGGCATTATTACAAGGGCTCTATGGAACGTGAGAGCTGACACTAACTTACTAAAAAGCCCCGCCCTTTTCTTTGATAGCAGTTGAGTAGCTAGCAGAAAATCCTTCTTTAAATCCCTCATACCATACTCTTTGGTTATTGAGCATATCTTCAGCCATCTTGTCTCTCTTATTAGTATTAGCTCTTGTTTCAGCTAACTCACTATTTACTCTCTTAATCTCTTCTTCTTTAACATCATACCTAATCTTATCATATACAGACTTGTCTATGCCTGCTATCTTATTACAGCCATTTGATAAACCCACTACAAGGGCTATAAGTAAGATAATGAAAGCAAAGTCAACAATATTTATCTTCCCGAACAACCTTCCCTTTTCGTCTATTAGCATCTACCCTGTTTCTCCTCTCAAGGATTACTATTATAACGTAAGCAAGCCATAACCCGACTACTATACCTGACAAGAATAAGAAGCATTCCATCTATTCTTCTATCTCCAAGTCCATTGGCT